CGTGTTGCTTGACCGCGAAAATATGCAGCTGCTGTCGGCACGCCTCGGCAAGCATAAAAGTCCCGACATCGTAGTCATCGACAGCTTTCAGTACACAAAAATGAGCTTCAAAGACTACGAGGCTTTCAAAGAGCGGCACGCCAACAAACTGCTCATCTTCGTCAGTCAGGCCGATGGCAACAAGCCCGCTGGGCGCACGGCCGTGAGCGTGATGTATGATGCGAGCCTAAAGATATTCGTCAGCGGGTTTCGCGCCATCAGCAAAGGGCGCTATTTTGGCAACAAAGGCTACTTCACCATTTGGGAAGAGCGTGCAAAGATGTATTGGGGAGAAGAGCAAAAAGAAAAATAATATGGCAAACAAGCGAGACAACCTGTTGTACAGGCTACGAAAAAAGGGCGTACAGGCCAACACCCGCGAACGCGTTATTTTCTTCGGCGTGGGTGGCGATCCGTTCAAGATAAAGCAAATAATACGGCTGTGCCGTGAGTTTCATTTCAATGTGCAATTAGTAATACAATAGACAAATGAATACTTATATTTTAATGTTATCAAAAACCTTTCCAAAGGGACATCTCCATGCCGGAGAACAAACCTTTTTTAAGGAGAAGCTCGGTATAAGCAAACTGCATACTATTCGTGCAAATTATCCTCTATGGGAACAGCGTATTGCAGAAATACAAGCAGGTAAAGGTGTGTTGTCTATCCGGCAATGGGTGGGCGAACCATATAAGAGCAAGCAGGTTGAAATTGCACAGCTGACTGCAAATGAGGGTGTCGGTATTCAGAAACTAATATTTATCGACAATAATATCATGCTACCTGTTATTGAATATGGGTCAGGTAACGAATTCAAATCAATGGATAGATACATGTTTGCAAAAAATGACGGCCTTTCTTTCAAAGATTGGAAAGCGTGGTTCAGGAACTATGATTTATCAAATCCGTTGGCAATCATTCATTTTACAAATTTTAGATATTAATATTAAGATGAGCAAGGAAAAACGAATAAAGAAAGTATATATCGCAGGAAAGATAGGTGAAGATATTCTTAGCGATACAACTCGCAAGAAATTTGCAGAGGCAGAAGCGTGGTTGAAAGCAAAAGGATATAAAGTGTTTAATCCGACTCAAAGCGGGCTTGGCATCATGGCAGAGAACTACGCAAAGGCATGTGGCACGAACTTCTATGAAGAGATACTTCTTCTTGACATTATGCAACTGAAACGGTGTGATATCATCTGTCTGCTTCCTGACTGGCACGAAAGCCCAGGTGCCTTAGCAGAGTTTTTCTTCGCTAAAGCAATAGATAAGAAAATAAAACAGATTACAATGTTTGAAAATAAAATAGTAGATTGGATATGAGCAAGGAAAAACGAACAATAGAAATTGCCCCAGGGCTGATGAGCCCAGGAGGGCGCATGGGAGAGCGCTTTTTGAGCCGTGGGCACGTATGCACCTATTGCCAAGGCAACGGCTATCACTGGCAGGAAAACTGCTATCGTGAACGCTACAAGCAAGGATGCCCCGTGTGTAAAGGCAGCGGACGGCTTGATGCCGTGGTGACGATTGAGTGGAAAGCAGGAGAATGATAAATTAAAATAAGATGCAGACAATCAAAACATTGAAGCAGTGGAAAAAATCAGGAAAAGACTTAGAGGAGTTTCTAAGCCCCGGCGATTGGATAAGTGAGGATTTGTGTGACTATATTGGAGAAATTATTCCTCCTTATTATTGCTCTCGTGACTTTATTCAAGGCGGTGACGCAATTAAGTCGGAAGACAACATACTATTTTATTGCACATGTTATAGAACAGATGATAACAGATATTTATATCTCGGAGTCCTTCCTGAGTTCAAACAATAGAAAACAAATAACCCGATGAAAAGATAAAGACGATATGGGAAAATTAAAGTATTATTCGATGACCCCGAACGACAAGCCCGAGTGGTTGTTGCGGTTGCAGTTTGAAGTCAGTCAGCACTACGCCATGCGTGGTATAGAAGACACACCCGAAGACTGGCTGGCGCTGCAGGACTTTGTAGATGCTTTCATTCGTAGCCTCTACACGCGGCGGGATATCATGGTGAGGAGCGAGGTGGCGGCCGACCTGCTAACCGAAGACGGAGAGACACGTCTCATTATTAAGCGAAACAGCAAACCTTTGCAAGTGTATTACATTCAAAAATAACCTCCTCTTAAGCAGAAGACAGGGAGAATCATAATCAAACTTCAAAAGGATAAGGAAAATGGAAAAGAAAGAAAAAATTCAAATCACGGAATGCAAAGCCTTCGGTAAGTTTTTCGAAAACCTGACTCCAGGTAGCATACATGAAGTACTAACTGCTCCTGAAGGTGGAAGAACCGAAGGCGGCGTATGGGTCATGGGTGTAGGTGAGCCCGTATTTGTATTGGACGGTGAATATAAACGAGTATAATTCTTAAAACAAGAACAATGGAAAAAGGCTTTAACTATGCACGCTTTTACACCCTGCTCAAGAAAATGCCGGGCGCAGATAAGGAAACGCTCGTGGCGCAATACACCGACGGGCGAACTACCTCGCTGCGCGAAACTACACGACAGGAGTATGACCGTATGTGTCGCGACATGGAGCATGAAACAGGCTACGACGAGTTTGTGGAAGGCATCAGGAGGCAGCTCCGACGCAAGCGCAGCGTGTGTCTGAAACTGATGCAGCAGCTTGACATTGATACCACAGACTGGAACCGTGTGAATGCTTTCTGCGAAGATGCACGCATCGCCGGCAAAGCCTTCCGCCACATCAGTATAGATGAACTCGAGGCCCTTGCCGTGAAGCTGCGGGCGATAAAGCGGAAAAAGGAAGCCTCCCCAGGCTCCTCCGAGGCGAGGGGAACCGTTGTTATGCTATCCGTAAACAATTCAATAGAAAATTAATTTTTAATTACAAAAGAATATGGAAACAACTGTAAACATCAAGAATTTAAGCAAGGAGGAGCGGGCAAAGCTGCTCGCCGAGTTACAAAACGAAGAGAAACAAAGTCGCATCCAGCGTCGCGAAACCTACGAGAGTCTGCGTGCAGAATTGCTGCATGGCGTGGAGGAACGCCTGCAGACAGTAGCTGCCGACGTGCAAAGTTTTCACGACTGGCTGCAGGGTGAGGTCGAGGGCTTTGTGGGCGTGATGCGCGATTATGGGCAACTGCGCAAGAGCGACCAGCGCAGCTACACTATCACCGACGGCGACTTTCGTCTGGAGATAGCAAGTAACAAGGTTAAGGGTTTTGACGAGCGTGCCGACCTTGCAGCCGAGCGGCTTATTGACTACCTCAAGCGTTATATGAAGAAGAGCGAAAAAGGGGCCGACGACCCGATGTACCAGATGGCTATGACACTGCTTGAGCGCAACAAGTCTGGTGATCTTGATTACAAGAGCATTTCGAAACTCTATGAATTAGAGGATAAGTTCGACAGCGAGTACAGTGAAATCATGGGGCTTTTCAAAGAAGCAAACGTGGTACAGAAGAACGCAGTCAACTACTACTTCTCAAAGCGCAATCCGGAGACGAATGTATGGCGTCGGATAGAGCCGAGTTTCTGCAGGATGTAGCTGGCAGAAGTATGCCCATATCCCGGACCTATACACTGTGTAGGTGCTATGGCATAGCAGTTTTTAGACTGCTATGCTTTTGAGGTTAAAAGAAGTTAGACATTCAGAGAAACGAAAAAGAATATAAAACAAACAACACAATATGAAAGTGGACAATGAACGCCGTCGCGGCGTGAGCTATCTCAAGCGCGTGGCCGACGTGAACGCGATTTATCAGCAGTGGGCGAAGTCAGGTCTCTCGAATAGGGAAATTTGGCGTCGCTATATTTACCCCGTTTATGGTATCAGCGAGCGTGCAATGTATAAGATGCTCAAGATTGATGTGAAGGTAAGGCGCGACAACACCGCCTCACCCCGTCCGCTTTTATTGTTTGATTTCGACGATGAGTAACAACGATTTAGAACAAGTGTTCGCCCGGATATTGAACGATATACGGGTGGAACTGAAGGACGAGTTCGATAGGAACTTCGAGCGTCAGGGCTTCTTTTCAGAAAAATGGGAGCGGCGCAAGAGTCCGCTGCGCCCCGGACGCGCCACATTGGTCAACACGGGCAAACTGCGTAGCAGCGTGATGGCTCGCGCGACGGCAGACGGTGTGACGTTCTATACGACCCACCCTGCGGCAGAGATACACAACGAGGGTGGCGAGATAAAGGTGACGGCCCGCATGAGACGTTACTTTTGGGCCCGACATTATGCGGCTGTGGGTGGCTTCGGACGAAAGAAAAATGGTGAACTGCGAGGCGACAAGCGTACCCGACAGTTGAGCAGTGAGGCAGCGTTTTGGAAGTATATGGCCTTGATGCGCGTTGGCAGCGTGATACACATTCCCCGGCGGCAGTTCCTTGGTGCCTCGCCTGAAGTGGAAAAGGCCGTTACCGAAATCATAGAGAAAAAACTAAGCGAGTATTTTAACAACGAATTTAAACTAAAATAACGATGAGAAAAGAATTGTATGAAGCCATCAAGGCCGCGATTGAAAAGGCAGAAGATGTTAAGCACATCGACCTATGGAACCACAATGTGGAGTTTATCGAACAAGAAGAGGGCTGGGAACGTCCAGCGGTGTTCGTGGAATTCGGTCCTATTGCGTGGCAGCCCTACGTGGGTGGCGGCTATCATGGTGAAGGCAGCGTGCGGCTACACGTCGTGACGGACTGGGTGGAGGGCGGACAGGAGGCTGCTTGGGCCTTGATTGCCCAAATTCGCGCGGCCATGGACAGCGTGGAGGGTGACAGCTTTCACGGACTGCGTCTTACAGAAACTATCACCAACCACAATCACGAGGATATTTTGGAGAGTATTGAGGGATATGCCGTGAAAGGTGTATTATAAACAGCGTATCATTCAAGAAAAAGCCTGTCGGTCTCCATGCCGGCAGGCTTTTTTATTGGAATATGAAAAAATATCGTCCGTTTTATTGTTTGTATTGAAATAATGATTATATTTGCAGTAAAGAAGCAATGTAGGAGGCATTTCACACGTCGGCATCGCAAGATGTGCAGGTCGCCGGAATGACCATTTGCTTCTTTTTTGTTTATATGAACTTCATCATATAGAGCAGTTCCCCATCTGTCATTTTGCACTTGAATTCTATTGTCTGTCCTTGGTATACCACGTGGTAGACACTGAACATACAGTTATGATGTCGCCCTTGCTCTGTTCTGACCAATGTTGCGTGTGGCAGCCATTCATTGAATTCGGTAGCAGTCTTCAGGACATGGACTACATCAGGATCATGTATTGCCTTAGCTGCTGTTTCTGAGAAGAACTTCTTGCCTACCCCAATAACATGACCGTCTGCCGTCTGCACAAGGCTTCGCTTTGCCGGCTGGTTGTTGATGACAGTCGGAGTAAGATTGTTCTCTGCCCACCGAATGGCTTTATTGGATGCTTCCCTGAATTCCTGCGGTGTAAGTTTTTGAGTCTTTCCTGACTGCTGAGACAATCTGATTAACCGGCACGCAGCACAGAGTTCATTCTCGGGCACAAAGGCAAGGTTTGTCTTCCCCTTTGCCAAATCGCAGTCATTACAACGGCGTATGCTGTAGGGATTGTAGTCAGGTATGGCCTTGCCCTGCTTGCCGGGATTGAAGCGGAACATGCCGCGCGTGTCGTTAGCCAAGGCCTCGGCCCCACGCCTGTAGGCTTCCTCGCGCGGTGTTTCGGGATATTTCGTCTTGCGCACCTGCACCACCGTGCAACGGCAGTTCCAGCCATTGGGCGGATAGTAGCTGTCCCAGAACGCATCGCTGAAAGGTAGCGTAGTGCCGTTCAAGGCAGCGTGCTCGGGGCGCACATGATCATCGCCCACCGTGCGGTATTGCAGGTTGTACGTGTCGCCGTCGTGTGAGAACTCCTCCCACTTCGCCGCCATCACGGCCGATGAAAGCGCGAAGTTATATTCCGCCCGCAGGTAGTTACGATTGTAGGTGTCGTCTATCTTTTGAACGTCGTTCAAAAAGCGTTCGAACGGTTTTTTATTACCCTGCTCATCAACCAGGGAAGGGAACGCCTCGTTCAGTTCATGAAAGGTCTTGAGTCCGGAGAAAATATAGGTAGAATGTTCCAAACGGTCACGCATGGTGGCCGACATCTTCGTTTGCTCAAAAGCACTGTTCAACACGTCGGCATGCGTTTCAATAAAGGCCTGCGCCTCCTTGGAGGTGATGAAATTGATGTCGAGCGATGCGCCCTTCTGCTTAAAAAGGCCTTTCATCAGCGACTTGAATGCCGCCTTCAACTGTTCCTGTTGCTTCGGATCTATCTTTTTTGCTGATAAAGCACAGCAATGATCCCCGGCAAGCAACGCTTCATAACGATTGTGCAGCCCCACATAGGCAGCGGGGCTTAGTCGAAAAAATCTTTTTCCAAGGTCTTGCCTTGCTTTCCTTTTTCGCCGTGAACCAAAGAAGCTGGCAGGGCAGCCTCTCTTCTCTCCCCTACGGGCATGGCATATTTCTTGGCAAAGTATTCGGGGTCGACCTCATAGCGGTCGGCAATCATCGACTCATAGGCCACCTGTTGTTCGGGGGTGTAGTCGATGGTGTCGTTCCAGTCGAAGCGGCAACCCGCGAGTGGGAACTTATGTGTCACCATACGCGGCAGCAACTGGTTGTTGATGACATCCCGCAGCATATCGGCATCGCCCTCGACGAGGTTCTGAAGCACCTGCAAGTGGGTTTGACTCTGCGAGAGCGACGAGCCGTCCTCAATGGTCATCGTCTGCCCGATGATGAGTTTTGAGATTTCAGAATTAGCCCGATTGACGCGCTCATTATACACATGATAGGCATCAGCCTTGGCCGACTCAATAAATTCTATCTCAGTATCAGCCGGCATGACGGCCGTCTGTAATGTTCCCGTATCAATAAGCATTCTGTGGAGCCTGTCAATCTCCTTTTTATCGCGCGAAGAAGTTTTGGCGATGCGCATCGGCATGCCGAAGATTTCGCCGAAT